TGTTAATACATCTGTAACCATATATGCTTGAGTTTCGCTGTTGTTAAACTTAATTTCATCCCCGCGTTGTAAAGTAAATTGAAGGTTTACTCCGTTGAAGCCTTGAGAAGCAGATCCTGAGACTCCTTCGAAGTAGTTTCCGTACTTACTGGATAGGTCTGTACTTCCTGTTAGTACCGTAGGAGAACTTAAGCTACCTGTTGAGAAGAAATACCCGTCACTTCCTGTTCCTATGTAGGTAGAGCCTGATTCATAGCTGCCTACTGTTAGTATGCTTGAGATAAAAGTTAAATCAGCTGTTCTATCTAAAATCTCTACTACCGTTCTTACTGCTTCCCCACTGTTAAAGTTTCTAAATGGAGCAGTAAGTGCTACCGGGGTTAGAATGTAATTTATATATGTGAATTGTTTGCTTGCTAAAGTCGTAGTAAAGGCAGGGTCAAAAGTACCTCCATCTGTGGCTACTTCTAGACGAACTTCTGCTAAGCCGGGGTCACCGCCATATGGATTTGGCCATCCGTCTCCTGATACTAAAAAGGATGCATTAAACTTAACTTGCTGTTCTGTATCAGATCCGAATGTATATATAGAAGTTCCTGGGTTGTAGTACCCTGCATCGTCCTGTAGTTCTTTCCCAAATGTAACCTTAGTAACATCTTCAATGTTAAGATTAGTAATAGATTGGTTAGATCCAGTAGCACGTGCATTATAAGTAGCAAGTGTTGGATCTGCTCTAAACTCTAACTTGTTGCCTGTACTAAATACAGGGTTTAAGTATGTTGGTGCTGTATAGGAGAAGAGTAGCGGTTCTAAACGAGTTCCAGATCTAAGTACTGAATGGTTACCTAGTAATGTAGCTTCACTACCGCCAATATTAGCGTTCTTAATAGATACTTCGAATTCACTATTTGCCGGGAATCCTTGCTTGAGAAGGTTCAATGCTACAGTAGCGTCAGGAGTTGTAAGGTTACCTTCTTCGTCAACAATGTAACCAATTACAATTGCATTAGCTTTATTATGCTCAGGAGAGAATCCTGAGATATAATCAAAGATACAGAAGTACGGAGTTGTTGATTCTAGTACAGGAGTTGTACCGTATGAACTATCTCCTACGGTATACTTATTTATCGCTACAGCGTTAAGTTGGTGCCCTTTATACCTACCTCTTACGTACCCTGTACTATTGTGTACATACTCTTGCATATCAGACTTTTCCGCTGTGTTAGTCAAAAGTCCAGCAAGGTTAATAGGTATTAAAGGATTGTCGGAGTAGTCTACCTTCTGTACAATACCTGTATTTGCAACTAAAGATGCATTGTTAAATAATGCGTTGTAGTCTGAGTTGTCGAATCTTGCAGTAAAGAATGGTGATAGTATTACAGGAACTGTTACCTGGCTAGTTGGGAAAGCAGCAGGATTTGCAAAGAAGCCTCCTCCTGGATCTGCTAATGTAAGTAGCGTAGTTGCTCCAGTTACATTTTTTTCTGCAAAGCTGTACTTAACTCCGTTGACGTATATTTCTTCAAGAACTCGTACAGCTTCTTTTACGTCCACTCCATTTGCACTGATATTTCTAAATAAGATATACTTTAGGTAGTGGTACCCTCCTTTAGGCTGATAAGCACGGAAGGTATACATCTTACCGACTGATACTGGAAGCTGTGTTAAGAAATCATCTTCTGTTATAGTAGGAGAATCGCCTTCTAAGTACTCTATATAGTCGTAGGTGATCTCTTGAGCATTAAACTGCTTAAATACATTAGCTTCGTTTAAGCTTCCACTGTATAGATCTAGAGTACTTCCTCCGAGTTCCCCGTTTATCTTTTCAACTTCCGTGTTTCTGATTTGTGTAAGTTCACCAACTAACGTCTGTATGCTAGCAGTATGTGCGGTAGAGTATTCATCTATCACACCGCCATCTGATCCTGTTACGAATAACGTATCAATAGAAGCAGTATATTCTGGACGAGTGTAGCTTGTCTGTGCAGATTGTATTTTACTGCGATTTAGTACGTGTGGTTTTATAATAACTCCGGAAGTAACAACGTCTCTAGCTGGTAGAAAGTCTCCTACCATTTTAAACAACTGGTTGTCGAAGAATTTAATTAACCTAATAAAGTCAAATACGTCGTAGGAATTTGACCCCGATAGAAGTGTCTCTGCTACTTTATATAAGTTGCCGTTAGTATCGTTACTGTAGCTTTTAGAGTATAGGTAACGAGGATCTCCTATATACTGGTCTATGTTAAAGCTTCCTGTGATGCCACCGCTTATAAAGTTATCAACATTATAGCTTGGGGAAAAACCTACTTCAACTGTGTGTAAGTCTTGTGTAAACTTATTGTCGTCTTTTTGAATAGAAACGTATTGAGAAAGAGTTTCTCCAGGAACTATGCTACCTGTATTATTAAGCCTAAGCTTATCTCCTTCTGGTAATCCTGAAGCAAAGTATGGAGTAGCTCCTGGTCTTTCTACACCCCCGTATGCTTTAACTTCTAATGAGCCACTTGGAATACCGAAGCTGTTTATAAGTGCTCTTAATCCTCTCTCAGTACCTTTTGTTTTTAAGAGGTAGGGTAGGTTATGGTAAAGTCTTTTATAGGTTTCGTGTAGTATGTTACTGTCTGGTGTAGGTTCGTTTGAAGCAGTAACAAAGGTACTTATGTACTCTGAACCGCTATCGTACCATTCTCCAATCAGCATTGAAGCTAAATTACCGGTAGAGAAGTTAGAGCTGTATAGTTTTACTCCGAAAGATTTTAGAGTAGCTTCTATAAAGTCTCTAGAAACTCCGTAGTCTAATCGGTTATCTGCATCGTACTTATCTGTTACTCCTTTAGCATAAATCCATAGGTTATCAAAATGCTGACCTACCATGTCTAAGAATAGGCTGTACGGTGCATTTTCGCTATCCTGTCTAATAAACTCAGGGATAGAACTTACTAACCTACTTTCATTTAACTCATCATATAGAGATGCTGATTCTGCTTGAGCTACAAACCATGCTGTTGCAGCAGCGTCTGTGCTAGGTAGATTTAAGTACGGGCGAGTTGAACTAGATTTAGGCCAAGATTTACTACTACTTTCAAAGTACAGATATTTCTCATATCCATCGAACTTAGAAATAATACCTGTAATAAGGTTATCGTATTTTAAGTTAGATTGAGTTACAGCAGTCTGGGTGTTTGAAAGGCTTCCTGTAGCAGCTTTCTGATCTTCGTAGTTGGCTACAAGATCTAGCTTATACTTAAAATTAACCAGGCGCTCGTAAGCAGAGGAGAAATGTACAAAATTTGTATAGTCTGTATAATCAACATTAATACGTACATCGCTGCCTGAAAGTAGCGTGAGAGCTTGGTGATAAGAACTTGTTACCGGGTAACTGTATAGTTCATTGTAGTCGAGGTACTCTGTAGAGATAGAAGGAGATCCGTCTACTTCAATATTAAAGTTAGGTCCTTTTAAAAAGTTAACGGTGGGTACGGTCGGAGTAACGGTGGCTGTTACGTAATACGCTACCGGGTTGGCGACTTCTTCTAGTAGACGAAATACAGTTTTGAGTTGAATAGTACTTGGAAGCGGTTCATAAAGCTTTATAAGTATATTACCTGTATTATCTTGATCTATATTAATACCGATCAGTTGTACGTTGTTTCCAAAGTCTAACCTAAGTTCATCAAAGTACACATCAGAGGTAAACCTAGTTTTAAGGTCCTGCACAACCTGTTGCAGGTTATCTACAGTCCCTGTAGGGGTTACTTTTAATTCAGTACGATCAGAAGAAAGTTCTTTTATAGCTAGTCCAACTGGTAGTAAAGGCTTTAAGAAGAGGTAGTTTAGATTTACATTGCCAGTAGTAAAGCCGTAAGCCTTACTATCTTCAATAGGGTCTATATAGAGTGCATCTGTGCCTGTCTTTCCTGCGCTTGCAGAATCTGATAGCTCTTTTGCGTTCCGGTAATCTGCTACAGAGAACAATCTTTCTCCTATTGGATTGTAGATGTGTAGTTGAATTATATGCTGTGACCTGTTAAACTCTGCAGGCAGTAATACTTCTGTGCTCAAGTTAATATCCTGAGGAGTGAAGTCTCTGTACCCAGTTGGCGCAGTAGGAGTTAGATTGTATTTAATATCAGCCATTATTTACCTGCTGTGATAGTTGAAGAATCTGTTCGTTTGCTTGCAAAAGTCTTGCTCTTAAATCTGCTACTTCGTCTAGGAGTGGCTGTATCTCTTCACTAACCTGCGGTGCAGTATATAGTTCTGAGCTCTTTGTTACAATATACTGGTGGGAGTTTGGTCCGTTCACCGGTATCTGGTAGAAGAGTTTATTGTATAGTCTAAAAAGCTCTTCAATGGTGTCTGGGTCGATGACGGGTACCGGTTCTGCAAAAAACTTAAAAGAGGTGTCTACAGTATCTTTAAAGTTCTTGTTGTTGAGGTATGTCTTATTTAATGTGATTTTCTCAGCCATTTCTTACAACTTTAAAAACTAGGTCTTCATCTATGATAGAAGTAGTACCAGATATTGTTGTTTTGATTAGTACTCTGTAATAGCGTTCAGGTTCTAAACCTCCCATATACACATCAAAGTAGTTACCAGTACTTGCTCGACTTAATTTTGTATAGGTTGTATCGAAGTCAATTACCATTTCCTCTGTGTTTTCATCTCGGAGACCCCAGTATGAAGTAAGAGGTAAGAAATAATTTTGGAGGTAATTAGAAGAAGTTGAGAAGGTTCTAACAGGGTTTTTAGCTCTTACGTGTAGCTCAAATCTCTGTTTACCTTCGTCTGTATACTCTCCTCTGTTGTTTTTTATCTTAATGACTGCGTTTGTATCTGTAATTTCGTTTAGTCCAGATGCAGTTGCAAAGTCATCCCATTTTACTTCTAAGCACGGAGGGTAGATGGTATGGGAGTTAGCGGAGTAGTATCTTAGGTATAGCTGGCGAGTTGTTTGAAACTCTAGACTACCTGTTAGTTTTAATAAAAATCCTGCGTTGTTAATTGCTCCGTTATAGTGTGCTTTTGTGCCACCGGTAACGTCTATATTAACGTCATGAGTTGAGTTCACAGCGTGTGTTTGAGTTGCTGTAATGTTGTAGCCAGGTAGCGCTGTGTACCAGGATCCGCCGCCTTCCACTAGGTCGTAGGATGAAGTTACGTTAGAGATAGTGCCCCAGTTATCTGATCCTGTACCCTCTATACTGTCCCAGGTAACTCCGCTACTGTTACGTGGAAGGTCTCCATATTTACCGTTACCTGCAACCCATGTACCATAAGCGCCGGTGTATACTGGTAGAGCTTCTAATGTATATCCAATTGGAAGTTCGTTAGCACTAGCTAAAAATAACTTAAGTGATGCGCTAAATGCTGTTGCATCTCCTGTGGAAGCTAGTACGTGTGTTTCAAGTACTTCAGCTAATTCCGTAGAGTTAAATTGAATGAGAGTTCTGTTTACATAGGAATCTGTACCCTTGTAGTAGGATGCAAGTTCTAAGATCTCATCCCTACCGGTGTTCATATTTGCGAACTCGGAATAGAGTGTAGCAGTCTTTTCAGGAAATATTTTGTAAACAGCCATGGTTTCTTAATAAATATTTTATAATGTAGTTATGCGACCTTCAATATCAATGTTCGGGTACTTAACTTCAAAAATACATGGATCATAAGAAGGATAAAGGATGTTACCTTTGGTCGCTCCTTTAATATCGTACGCATACTGAGAGTATTCTCCACCTGTCTTATTGTCTATTTCAATCTTTTGAACAGTCTGCACTCCTTTCACTTTATCTAGTACGGTATATAATTTAGAGATGTTAATAGGTTGATTAATACTCCACTTATCAACTGCAAAGTAGTCTTTGAGTGCTTCTGTACATCCTAATAATACCTCACGGGCAGATGCAGAAGGTCGAATAACTATTTCGTATTTAATACCGATATTAACAATAAAAGCATCTTTAATATTAACTGCGTCTGTTACTAATCTATACTGGTTAAGGTATGTCTTAAGGTTCTGTTTTAGAGTAGTTCCTGCTACAGTAAGTTGCTTCTGTCCATTATACGCTAATACGTACATTGATAAAGCCAAAGGATTACTGTCTATAATTGCATCGGTAGTAGATTGGGTAGAGGATATTTGATCTTGGGTAACAAAGACTTTGGCTACTGTTCCAAACTTAGAAGGTAGTGAAAGAGCTCTTACGGTATAGTCTTCTTTTGTTACTGTTCTTAGTTGCTCATTAAAAGCTTTTGTTGAATTCTGCCTTAACTCTTCAATAGTATCTCCGTCTTTACCTCCTGTAGCCGGTTCTGGGTTATTGAATGCTAGGGAGTTTAAGTAGGTAGTTCCTGATGCTCCAACACCATAATAGGCTGGGCTTTGGTTATTTAGAATTGTAGTGATAGTATCTGCTGGGGTGTTTGCTTCCACTCCTCCTCCTACTAGGTACTGAATTGTTAGCGTACCCAGTGGGGCGTGGCCGTAAGCTCCTGTAAACATAAAGTTTGAAGGATCGTATGCTTTATCTATAGCAGAGACACCGGTGGTAATATCCCCCAATCCCACGTTAGTTGGGTTTGGAGTTATAACAGAATCATCTGTACCTGATGTACCGGCACCGAATTGTATCTGTAGAGCGCCTCCGGATGTAAACCTAGTTACGTACCTGTAAGGTACCTTCTGTAGTTGCATTACATATGGAGATGTTGATTTATCTGCGCCTGTATTAGCAACTTCTGTGAAGATTGTATCCTGGGCTAAATAAGGTACTTCGTACCAGGTATTAGTACCGTCGGAGATACTCACTACTCCTATAATGTTATCTTCAGATAATGTAACAGTTTTAAAGCGTTCTAAGGAAGCAACCTCAACAGTAGTGGTTTTTACTTCAGCAGAGATTGCTTTTACCTTCTTAGTAAGTAAGAATTCAGTGACTGTGCCGCCTGCTGTAGCGTATACTGATACTGTTGTAGGATCGTAAGAACTAGAGTAAGCAAAATTAACTTTATTCTGTGTTAGGAATTTTACTGGGGTTCCAGTAGTAGATTGTAATTCAATATTTTCACTTAGTACTAGAGCGTAATCATAGTTAGGTACATTTTGACCAGCAACAGAGGTAGCGGGTACTCTCTGATATACGTCTAAATCAACTGTGGAGGGGCTTGTAATCCTAGGACGGTACCCCATCATGTAAGCCATGTTGTAAAGATTACCCGGTTCTTGGGCATACTGTAAGAATGTCTCCTGTAGTTGAATATCCTGGTAGAAAGAAAGGACGTCTCCTACATATGCAGCCATCTCCATGAACATCATACCTGGTGATGTTGGAGAGAAGTCGTTATAGGTATCCGGGAAGTAGTTCTTTGTATAGTCTATTAGCTGTTGACGGAAGTCACTAAAGGTTCTATCAACGTATTTTATGTCTCTCTCTTGTGCCATTATTGCTCAAAGTTAATTACGATTTCATCTGTAATATTAGTTTCCTTTACAGAATACTTCAGTGCAAATGTCACTAGATTCTGATCTGGGTATGCTTTTAGTTCAAGGTTATTTACTACTACTTGTGGGAAGTATAGCTCTAAGGACTGGTTTATAAGTTCTCTGGTAGAGTCTACTGTGTCTTGGGTTAGGTTCTCAAAAAGAAAATTTCTAAGTCCTGCTCCAAAATCTACATTTAATATACGTTCATTCTTTCCAGTGAGAAAAAAGTTAATTAAGTTTGCCTTAGTAGCATCTTTAGTAGTGTACGTAGAATTAAAGACAGCTCTACCGGATAACGGTAAAGCTACTCCCACGGCCTTTCTTGGCTGTAGATCTAATGGGTTAATCCTTTGAACTTTATATGCCATTATCCTCCAAACCTTTGCTTATCTTTCTGCTTAGCGCCGTCAACAATGGCGGCGGCTTTACTCACAAACCCTAGCTGTGTTAAGTCTAGCCCTGCTTTTGGTGCAGCGGCAATAGATTGAGCTACAGCTTGAGGATCTGTTGAAGACGGAGAGTAGTTGCCTTTTGGC